GTGGAAGGATGAGATGATTATAACTCTTTCCTATCTATGGCGATTGGTAGCTCTGTGAGGTGTCCTAAGAATCTTCCCTCACTAAAGAGTTGACGTAGGTTAGGAACTATGTTGCCCTCTCATTTAACTGGGCACCAATTTGGGTATGTTTCTAGTCCTGTAAAGGTAAGTCATCCGGCTTATAGGTGGGTCAACCTGCTTACCCTACATGCATACTGCTCTCGGGTTTTGACATGGGCGTATGTATTGTATTTATCTAGAATCATTACTAGGAAGGAATTGACTTCTATTGGGCTTATTGCACACTCCATTTATCGTCTCTATAGAGATAATATGGTGATGCCTGATAAGGTCGTAGTAGATTATTTGAAAGTGCAGGAGGTTCAGTGGTTACAGTTCTTGAGCCGAACTGTGAAGGTACCACCCACAGTGGTATCTGACGTGCTAGGACTCGGTCCTGTTAAATATGACATTCTTCGGTCGGCACGGATCGCACCTCTAGTTTCTTCATTAATTACTTTCCGTAAGGTACTATGTTTCTCAATTCAGGATTTGAATGTTGAGTTGCCCAGTCAATTTGCTGATATCCAGCATGTCCAGAAAGATGTTGGTGCATTTGTGGCGGGTGAATTAACTACGTTTCTTGGATCATTAAGGAGGTCTGTATCTTTGGAGGTAAAGTCCCTTATCAAGATTATGTCTACCAAGAGTCCAAGGTTCAAGTTTCCTACTCTCTGGACTTCATCGTTTTCTGGTAGGCATGCCTGGTGCAATCTATCCAAGGATCCAATCCTTGCATCAGCTCTTAAGTTAATTGGAGTCACCTATGGTGAGCAAGTTCTTGATAATGTCAAAAGGTTATTGGGTAGTGACCTCGATAGTAAAATTCTGAAGGATGGGGATCATGTTACTCCTAAAGGACGTATTGCTATTTTAAGAGAGTACGGGGGTAAGATCCGTTGCTTTGCAATCCCTTCTGCTTTGTCGCAAATGGCTCTTTACCCTATTCACAAACAAATATTTAAACTATTTCGTAGCTTAAGTTCTGATTATACTTTTAATCAGAATTTATTCAGAATACATTTATATTCAGGCAAATGACAGAGCAGACCATCTTGGTGCTTTGATTTATCAAGTGCATCGGACCGGTTTCCTATGCAGGTTCAGGAATATATTATCGGTTACCTTGGGAAAGATTGATTTGATTTCCAAGGTGACTTTGGTAGACTTTGAAGAGACGTTATACAGTCTGGCCCC